CTGCGTCGTCTCTACTCGGTATAGCGTTCCGTTCACCACGCCCTGCCCGGCCAGCACGGTGACCTTCGCGCTCTCAGGTGATTCAGGAGACACCCGCGAATCGTCCAGCACACCAGAAAAAACGCCATAGGGTTTTGACGACTGGCTGTCCCTGATCCTGGACTGGAGATCAGTGGCTTGATCCCTGGCGGCAATGACTTCCGCCGAACTGGAAACGGGTGGAGTCCCGCCATTCTCCAGGGCCTCGATGGACACAGCATGGGCGGCCACCGTCTCGGTGATCTTCTCGTAGTTGTCACGGTGAGGGAACGAGTCGATGGGCGACTGGAAAATAATCTCGTTGAGCTGCTTGCTGCCTTCTAACCTGTCCGCCATTACGCTGCCTCCCTCTTGGCTCCCCGGAAGCTTGTGTCCTCCGAGGCGGTGTCCCCAACTGCATATTGCTCGTCGTATATACGCCCAGCATCGAACCAGAAACCGACGTCGTACCATTGAGGTAATTCTACCAGACCGGCATACTCCATTTCAACCTTTGTTTTTAAAGTTGATGGGTTGGAATCGTAATCGTGCTTCAGACTCACACAGTAATAGAGCCGCTTGTCGTTCGAATATTTTTCCACCACCCGGTACAGATCGTTGATTTCTCCGGGAAGCCACCCGTGTCCCACGCCGAAGTCGGCGCGTACCCTCTCGGAAAATACGGTCAGGCCTAGGGCATCGGCTAACGCTCTGGCCTCAGCATCGCTCTGGATGAAACGATTGACTACCTCGCGAGTCTTACCACGATTGAGACGGATGTTTTCACCCGATGCCGCCTCGCCCCTGTACCCGCCACCCGTGACCTGATCCCCCCAGACCTTTATGTTCCAGGTAGTCCCGCCGGCGCCGTGCTGGTCGATGGTGATGCTGGTAAGAGTTCTGTCCGTCTCGATCAGCTCCACGTCTCCCCCGGTCTGTTGCCAGATTACTCTGATACTCGGCGCGTAGGCGTAATTGATCGTCTTGGGGAGATCGCCGATCACGCCGGACGTGGTGGCCAGCGTGCGGCCGGCGTTAACCGTCGGGCTGGCCGTTTGCAGGACGGTCAACCGCTTGGCCAGTTTCAGGGTGTCGTCGCGGCGCGAATACGAATCCGAAATGTGCAGCAACCAGTGAAAAACATAATCCGCCGCCAGAGGATTGTCGTTCGGGATCTCAAGCACAATTTTATTGCTCTTGGAGACCAGCCGGTAGCCGTCCTCCAGCTGGAGGTACTCCACCACCTCCGAAAGCAACTTAGCCGCATTCTGGTTGGTGACAGCCGACGCGGTCAAAAAGGTGGTCGTCTGAAGGATGTCGTACTCGGCCGGTTCCAGACCCACTCGCTCCAGGATCAAAATGATATAATCGGAAGCACGAATGGAAGCCTCAGCCGCCAGCGATATGTCTGTATCCACCAAGACGCCCATCAGGTCCCGGGCCGTGACCCTGCAAACCGCGCTCGGCGAGACGTCGAAAGAGGGATCGTCGCTGATGAAAACTCCCTGCCTGAAAAATTCAGGAACCCCCTCAAGCTTGTGGCCCAGTTCGGGAATGAATCTTCGGCCGCGCTTGATCACTCCATCATAGGCCCCGCCAAACCCCGTGGTGAACTGCTTCTTCTCATTTGCGAAGGTAAGCGAGAGCCGCGAGGCCGGCGGGACCAAAAGGAAACCACTCTCGCGCTCATCATCCCTGTCGATGGATATAGACAAGTCCATGACGTCCTGAGTGATCGTCTGCTCTGCACCGGCATCATCGATATATGTCACGCGGCAGACCGGATTCGTCACCGCTCCCCGGATCAGGTTCAGGTATTTTTCCTGCGTCGCAGGTGGTGAGAGAGTCTGCATCACGCCTCCTGGATGGTCAGAGTGCAACGCCACGAGTGCTTCCCGCCATACTGCCCTGTCCGCCGCATGGTGAGACCAACGATATAGCCCACAATCGTTCCCCCCACTCTGCCGATGATGGGATCAGAGTGGATGTAGGTCACCTGCACCGTCCGGTCTCCCGCGCCGGCCCTCATGTCGTAGAGCCTAGTGGGGATGTTGTCGTTCGGCTCGAACCACGACACGGTGAAACGGTATTTGTCGGCCTCGGCCTGTTTTTTCTTGGCGTCACCTAGGGTGGTAAACTCCCGGATGTTCTCCACGGGATTTTCCAGGCCGTCGACACCAGAGTAGTCGTAGGTGAACTCAACCGCGTCGGTCCCGCCAATTAACCTGGGATTGTAGGCCTTGCTCTTGAGGATGGTTTCTTGCGTATCCATTATGCTATCACCCCCGCATATTGCCGCTTGGCCTGTTGGATGCACTTCACCACATAGTCAGCGGACGCCTGATCGATCTGGCCGGTGAGCGACTTTACGTTAAAAATAAACGTGTCGCCAGACCCGGCGCCTTTGTTTATCGACGCCACCCCACCGGGACCACCCACGGCCGCCACCCCACGCTGAGAAAGCACCGCCTCGCCGGACTGCACACCGATAAGCATGTCCTCGCTCGCCGGTAAAAATCCTCCCTGGGCCCCGGGCACCATCCCTCCACCGCTGAACAGTCCTCCGAATATCGCACCACCCACACCACCGAGCAATCCCAACACACCTTTGAGCATCGAGAACGCCATCCACTTAGCGGCCATGTCGGCTATCGCTTTGATCACCGAACTCTTGAGTCCTTCCCACAGCCCTTTGACCCCATCCGTAAAGCTCACCGTCCCGCTGATCATGCTGTCAATGGTGCTGCTCCACGCCGACTGTGCTCCCTGGAGAACCGAGTTCTGGAAATCCTGCCACGCGAGTATTCTCAGTGCTTCGGTGTCATTGAATTTCTGGCCCTCGGTCGCGAGCCATGTGTAATAGTCTGACCATGTCACCTTGCCGCTCTCGGCCAGCACCAGGAGCGCAGTCTTGCGCTGTTGGTATTGAAACATTTCCTGCTGGGTGTATCCCACCGCCAGGGCCGCGGCGTCAGCCTCGGTCATGCTCAGCGATTCCTGCGCGGCCGACTCTTTTTTGCTGCCGCTGACGACTGCTCCCATCTCGGCCTGCGCCGCCGCCATTCTCATTGACGAATTCTTCTTCGATTCGGAAGCCGACGCCCCGTCCTGTCTCATCCTCTCGTTGGCCGCAACCTGCAGACCTTTGATCCTGCGCTCCAAGTCCTCGTGGCTTTTGATGTTCGGTCTCATCCCATTGCGTTCCAAGATTTCGTTGGCTGCGGTCAGTTCGTCGGTCTTGCCCTTGGTCTTTTCCAGTTCGGAAGCCACACGGGCAAAGGAGTCGGCGAGTCCTCGGTTTGATGCCGCCAAAGCATTCGATTTGGAAGTGGCGTCTATCTGTTTTTCCTTCCAGTCGAGAATCTTGTCTCCAACATAAGCGATGGCAGCCGCGAGAGCCAGCCAGGGAGCCACGGCTGTCAGCCCAGCCAAGGCTTTGCCGGCAATCAAGGCTGCTCCACGCTGAGCAAGTAAAGAAGCGGTGGCGGTACTGGTTGCCAGCGCCACGCCCATCTGAATAGTCTTCACCACCTCCAATGCGGCGCTGATAGTCGTCCAAGCCTTTACCGCACCTGTGATCGCTGTAACCAGAAGCAAAAACTTTCCAACCTCCACGACCAGCACTTGGATCAAGGCCTGGTGCCCGGTGATCCAGTCGGAGAGGTTGGCGACCCCACCCTTGACATCATCGACCCATGCCCGGACTATCGGGAGAAGTGCACTCCCGAATTTTATGACCAGCCCCTCGATGGTGCCCCGCAATTCCTTGAAACTTCCGTTGAAGGTGTCCATCCGCTGCGCCGCCATCCGTGAAGCCGCGTCCGTCCCTGTTATTCCGTTTCGGAGCGATTCCAATTCCGGCACCCCGTTTTTGATTATGCTGAAAAGTGCGATCCCGCTGTTGCCGAAAATCTTCTGTGCTTCGGCAGTCGACAAATTAGCGTCGTGTAGCCGCTTGAAGAGCTCAACGGGCTTAGAAATGAGCGAGCTGAGTTCGCCCAGCGAAATCCCCTGCCGCTGGAGAATGTCCGCGACTTCCTTGGACGGATTCGCGAGATCAAGGAAAACCTGTTTCAAACTCATTCCTGCACGACGCCCGCGTATCCCCATTTCGGCCAGCGTTCTTAAAATAGCGGTCACGTCCTCGATCTGTTGACCGAGCAGACTGGCTGTTGGTCCCGCGCTAACCATCGCTTCTTGAAGATCCGAAAGCGACATTTGGCCCGTCGCGGTCGCGGCGGCGAACAAGTTGGTCAGTCGGCTTGAATCGGAAATTTTGAGATTGAAAACCCGCAAGGCCGCATCCACCGAGTCAACCGCGGTCTTAATGTCGGCATGAGCGGCGGAAGCGAGGTTCAACGTGGGGATGAGCGCATCACGAAATTCGCCGGAGGTCTTGAGTCCAGCTTTGGAAAGTTCCAGTAAGGCGCCGGCAGCCTGAGAAGCGGAGAACTCCGTGGTCTTCCCCGCGCTCAATGCTATCTCGCGTAATGCTCCGAGTTGATCCGTGGAAACATTGAGCACCGCGCCAACATCCGCCATCTGCTGTTCAAAATTTCCCGCACTCTTGGTGGCCAAGGCGATTGATCCCGCGTAGGCAGCGGTGACACCGGCGGCCACCTTGAACGACTCGCCGACCTTGGATATCTCCTCTCCCAGGCCCGTGGCGGCCCCCTTGGCCTCCGTGATCGCTGCGCTGAACGCCTCGGCATCCAGTCGGAGGTGCGCTATTATCCCGCCTACATCCTGCTCAGCCATTGATCTCCTTCAGTTCCCGCTGGATCGCGGACAACCGTCTTCGTTTCTCCGCCGGCTTCGCCCAAATCAAGGACGAGAGATTCAACAACGACAACTCGTTTTCCAGAATCCCTCGCCGCCTTTCGGCCTCGACCCTTTTCATCAGGTCCGCCACCTCCTCGGGATGTAGGTCCATCACATCCCGCTTGCTCCACCCACAATTCACGCCGAAATAGGCGATCCAGCGTTGGAGCCAGTCGGGAAAGTGTTTTTTTTACCTTCTTCCTTGAGCGACTTCATGGTCTTGCCGAAATTGTTGACCTCGGCAATCTTCCTGAGAATGAAATAGATGTCCTCGATCTCGCACTCCTGCTCAATAAAATCCACCGGCATATTCGTGCAGCCAGGGATGATGTCGATGTACTCTTTTCCAATCTCGGCCAGGAGGTCGGGCAAGCGAGCGAGTATTTTATCCAAAAACTTCGAGGGATCGCCGACACCCAGCTCGCCGGCAATCGGCCCGATGAGTCTTGTGTAAAACCTCGCCAGCTCGAGACGCTGCCCCAGGGGCACCCTCCATGCCGTGAAATTCCGGCCACGGATTGCAAACTTGTTTCCTTCCGGCAGCGAATCGCGAGTCTTATCCTTCTCCATTGCCCGATCCTCCTTCCGATTCCTGGCCTAAGCCACGGTGGTGAAATTGCTGGTGAAGGCTGAGACCATCTGATTGCCCGACACATCCTTGAGGCCGTTGACCACCAGTCGGTAGTCAGCCAAAGCACTCAAGCTCGCGTTGGGGTTAAGGGTTATTTTCGACAGAGCAGAATCCCAGCTCAGCGTCGAGGCGACCTGAGTTTCGGTGGATTCCGCAATCAGCATGACCGTGGCCGCCGTCATCGATGTAGAGTCGAGATCGTTGGCCGCCAGCGTGATCACAACATTGTCCGTGACGGCGACGCCTGTTGCATCGTCGACCGGAAGCACCGAGCTAACCGATGGGGCCGTGATATCAGCTCCGGCTGAACTGTCGCCGATCATGGCGATGCGCCGTCCATCCGTCTTGGCGACATCCACCAAGGCTCGGAAGGTCACCTCGTAACTCCGCACGTCGTTGTATACGTAGGAGTACGTGACCGGCTCGGAGACATAGGCCAGCCAGACGGTCAAATCCTCGGACACATCCGCCACGTCGTTGGCGATGGGATGCAGCGTCAGTTGACCCGCATAAGTCCTCGCCCGGAATCCGGTGGAGCGTCCGATGCTCACCGCCTCCTTCGCGCCATCAATCACCTGCGTGGAGCCGGGAATTGACCGGCGAAGGTTGGACATCGTAAACTCAGAAAGCCTCACCTTGACGGTCAGGTTCTCGGAGGTGAGCAGCGCATCGACCGGCGACTCGCCATGCTCGTCGACGACGACGTCTTCCCAGGATTCCTCGACGTTTACCTCGGCGCCGTCCTGAGTAAAACCCATGAAGGCACTCTTGTAATAGATCGAGCAGGGACCCGCCTTGATCCCCGCCAGCGTCCCGTGTTGCGTTTCAGTACCCATTCTTCAATCACCTCCTCGTGACGTAATTTATACCGTCTACCGTGATCTTCAGGAGCTGCTTCAGCTGCTCCTCCGTCACCTCGCCTTCTTTGGCCCGGCCCAAGAAGGGGATGTCCAGTCCACCCAGCGCCAGGACGTGGATCAACCCTTCGTGTTTCGGCCGTGGTTGGCTCGGCTTCTTTTCGGCCTTCTCGGCCTTTTTCTTTTTCATACTTTTTGCCCTTTTAAAAACGCGGTGTAATTTGCCACTATCTCGGCTCGCTCCTGCTCGTCCATCCCCAGATAAAACGGCATCCCCGTGCTGGTGAAATTATAGCAGTAGATGGTCGTGAGCGCAACCCCCCATGCACGATGAAGAAGATTATAAATCGTCCGGGCCTTGTCCAGAGATTCCTGGGGATCAGACGATAAAACCAGCACCTGAAAGTTTCTTCGGGTGGTTGGTATCTCCGGGTCGGATGCTGAGGGCGTGGGGATCAGGACAATCGATTTCCCGATATCCGGCGGCGACATGAGAACGTAGATTCCCCACCCCGTGCCGTTGTCCATCCCGAATGTCCCGACACTTTGGGTCGCCAGCCACTTCCCCAGTTCATCGAAAAAATTATCTTCCATCGTTAACCTCTCATGTGCGCCGCAACGATGCCCACCATAAGACGGGCCTTTTCTTCAATCGCGGTCTGTAAATATTTCCACTGGCCCTGAACGTGCTTGTAAGGTTTCTCGTGCTGATAGATAGCGTACCTCCGGGTATACCTAATCACCGTATCCAAGGCATTATTTATCCACTCAGGTTTTTCAGGAGGCGGCGAGGTGGCGCGCAAAATTCCAGTCCTCACCGGCACCAGTTCCTGAGACCTCATCCAGACCATCACCGCGAACTCCCACATCCCCTCAACGGCCTTCTTTTTCACTTCTTCAGAGGCCTTGGTCAGGTTCCGGTTGAGCTGGTCAATTCCCGTGACATCAAACGACATTTTGAAAAGCTCGCCCATCAGACCAGCACCTCCTTGTGGTGGATCGACCCATCCCGCCCGGGCACGTCCTCCACGCTGATCACTTCCCAGTCCTCGCTCCCGTAGACAATAAAACATCCGGGGGCCACGATGACCGAAGGCATCAGGAATATCACGAACTTGGCCACGCGCTCGCGCGCATTCTGGTCATAAAACATTCGATTGACTGGCTCGATCCTGGCGGAGTAATTGACGGCCGAACCGAGCGTTGCCTGCCCATAGTTGGAACGTCCGGTCGGCGTCTTGATCCCGATGATCTGTTTAAGCAGCGATTCAAAAGCCATGCTAT